CCATTTGTGTCTCCGTTTGTCGTGCCATATGTCATTGTACAATAAGACACGAACAAGTGTTTGTCTAGCACTAGCAAACCCATATAAACAATGACAAAAGCAAATACAAATGTTCCTTGTTGATACTTGTAGAGAAAAGACATGATTTTTGTGCTGCTATCTTCAGCAGGAAATATCAATTTGTGCTTACATCCCCTTGTGGCAATGGGGTAGTCTCTGATAGCAATGGGTGAAGTAACACGTTCCGACCGTAATAGACGGGATCACCACCTTCGCGGTGCGTTGGAAAAGGTCGTAAAAGACACTATTCAAGCCGGCGGTGATCTTGAGGCTCTGATAAACAGCATTCTGGTGGAGCTGGATGACCAGAACATCATTGACTACGCACCGAAGTCAGCAATAAACCTGCTAACCCCATCGGGAAGGCTGTTGGCGCTTTTGATGAACAAGCCTGGGTTGTCTGTCCGTGAAATGGCTACATCGCTTGGTGTTACACAGCAGGCTATAACTAAAGGACTTGTGTCATTGGCGGCAAATCGCCTTGTAGCAAGAACAAAAGTTTCTGGTCGGTATGTTTATCAAATAGACACAAAAAATGCCGCTTATCATCCTGACCTGAAAAGGCTAATTCTCATGGTGGCAAAGATATCATCAACCCAAGCAGGCGAAACGGAGAGCAGAGGGATTTGATAGGAGACATTGATTTGCTAGAAGCAGCTGTGGAGGTTCCACGGTTTGACGGAAATTGTCGCGGGTTCCCTACTGATTGGTGGTTCCCTGATCGCGGTCAAAGCGGGCAACACAGGGCTAATACAGTTCGCGCCGTAGAAATATGTAATGGCTGTCCTGCCAAAGAAGAATGTTTATCGTTCTCTCTGTACTTCCCGTTACTGCATGGCATATGGGGTGGGATGTCACAAAGGCAACGACAGAAGGAACGGGCGCGCCGAAGGATTGTGGTTGATGCGCGAAAGAACACTGGATCAGCAAGAAATGTTCGTTCTCACTTCACAGCAAACAATAAATAACAACAGGGCCTGTAGCTCAGTGGTCAGAGCAGGGGACTCATAATCCCTTGGTCGTGGGTTCAATCCCCACCGGGCCCACTGTGATCTACTGCTGTGTCACCATCCATGCAGAGAACGCTTCATCATCGGTTGGTATAACCCAAACCTGTGATTCTTCTATCGGACGGTAAGCCTCACCCACTCGAGTCCAAGCTATTCCCATAGTTTCTTTGGGTGCTACTACACCTACGTTGCAGTCCAAACCAAAGCGCTCAAGGAACCATCGGACAATGCATTCTGTTTCATCGGTATGGCACGGACCCGATCCAGCATGTGGACACAAAATCTCAACGATGCGGAGCTCGGATTTGTTGAGCGAAAGCACTATTTGATGGCCGTCATTATGCCAGACCATATCATCGGTTGCGTTAGTCATATGTTTACAGTATCAGGCAACTTTAAGTTTAGAAGTATTGGGGGTTCTTGGAAACAGCCGCTACGACAAGTTTACCACTAGCTCGGCTGTGTGTATTTATCTACCCAAATACCCAACCGATCCAATTCGGATCCCTGATCGCTTACGAATGTGTATCCAGCCGGCAACGGATCGGGCTCATCAATCCATACCGGTATAGATATATTATTCCCATACGCAAAGTCTGGGTTCCCACGTAAATGTATTTCTATTAGTTTTCCACCAATGAACTCACAGTTTATTGCCCTGTATCTAAGAGGGATCAGCCCGATGAATTGGGGCAGTGGATGTGAAGTTGTCGTCTTATCCCACCTAGTAAATCTGCTGTACTTGTGTACATCATGTTTCTGTCCAATGACCGATAGAACAGGAATGTACTTGTTGTAATCAACACTTATGTGATCGCCCGTGAATATCTCGCACCAAAACTCCCCAGGATGCAGGTGACGAGTATCGTCCTCTATATATTCCACGCGAGCCTTTTCACCCATGCCCTCAATGTTCGTTATCGGCTTGACGAAGTATTCACCTGCTTTGGGCACAGGGATGCCTCGTGGACCGCAGATATGTCCTGCCCGTTTTGCGACAATCAGTTTGTCAAATATCCAAAGGTCTTGTAAATCGCAGTTATTCCAAGCCTTCGCTTCGCACGATTCAGGAATTTTGTAGTTCACGGTTGCAGATTCTATTTCTATTTATTGCTCAATAAAAATGCATTCCCCTGGACATTCCTCGGCTGCTTCAATTACATCATCTAGACGATTGTCTCCAAAGGATGCTAAACCAGCGGCGCCTTCTGGATTCCCCACAGCGGCCGCATAGATTTTGTCCCCTTCGCGCACATACGCAAGACCGTCTGGCATCATGTGAAAAACATCTGGGGCTATTTCTGCGCATAACCCATCTCCGGTGCACAAGTCCTGATCAATCCAAACTCGCATTACTTGCCTTCTAAATGATCTGGGATACCATTCCCATCTTTGTCCTCAGCGTTCCTTCCTGTGGAAATCATCAAGCCGGCAAGAGTTCCAGTTATGAATGTTGCCACCGATGACAATACTCCGAAGAACATTTTGTCGTTTTCAGCTTGCGCACCAATCGGCTGTGTAACGAATACGAGCGCCCACAAGACTCCGACAGTGGTAATCACTAGAACGAAACCAAGCATGCAACCAATAACGAACTTCAGGCGAGCATCCAGTTCTGCTGGTGTAAGACGCTTTTTCATGGTGCGATTGTCTCCTCTACGGGTATTGTCTCTACGCTTGTTTCGCTCGGATCCCATCCAAGCAGCGTTTCTGTGCACGCGCCATCTACCTTGCATTCTGGTGGCACACATTCTGATTTGCCCCAATTATCAGGGTCTTGGCATGAATATCGGTAATAGCCGTCATAACCGCAAGAAGCAAGAGCAAATACAGATACGAGAACAAGACTAAGCCGTTTCATTCTGCTTCGCCTTTGCTGGCTTGCGATCAACCTTGTTGAACACATCGTTTATTTCTGCAGTGGAAAGTTTTCCGTCTTCCAGAAATGCTCGAGACAGTCCTTCAATCACAACGGCCACACCACCGATACCTGCCATAAAAACAGCTTTAAGAATTGGCACCCCAGCGATCGTGCCAGCACCAATAACCCCAAGACCCGAAGCAGCGAAAGTCGCAAGGATCCGCATTATTATGTTCACAACTAAATCCTTTTTCATAAGTCCCCTATTGCGTGATCTCGGATATGTGTGTCCAGTTTTTTTTCTGTTCTGAGTGCGGTTTCCTCTACACGGTCTATAGATATACCTAAAGACTTGGCTGTGCTAGATAACTCCGTTTTGCTTCCCTCAACCGCCTCGCTTAGTTTCCCAAGCTCGCGCATAACTTTGCCGTGATCCTCGCCGTTCGTTTCCCACCGGGCTTTGTTCAGCTTCGCATCTTTGCGGTGCATGATGATTGGTATTGTGGTTGTGATAATCAAAAACCCTCCCGTAATGAGGGCTACGATTATCGGATCCCAGTTCACAGCAATATCTGCTAGTTGGCTGGCACACCCAAAAGTTCAAGAACTTTAGGGCCTGCAACACCGTCGGCTGGAAGTTTGTTGGCAACCTTGAATGCTTTTACCGCTTCTTCGGTTACCTTGTTGAACTGACCGTCACAAAGACCCTTATAGAAACCCTTTGCTAGCAGTGCTTCCTGTAGTTTCTTTATTCGTGGACCTAGATCGCCCAGAACCATTGCGCCACCATCGTCCTTGACGACGCTTGGGGCTGCTGCGGCATTGTTGGATGGGTTTGGTGGTGCTGGGGCATCGCTGCGAACAACAGCAGGTGGTGGGGTGTCGCCACACACGTAACGCAAATGCCACGGTTCGGATGGAACAACTTCCCATGAGAAACCGAAATCTTTCACATTGGCAATCAACCAGTTGAGCCTTTTCGGTTCCGATGCTGAATGAACATCAACGGCCAGGCCAAGATTATGCTGCGACTTGCCTGGTGTGGCAAGCATCGCCATACCCTTCTTGAGATACCAAGTCTTACCTTCAAAGCTTTTCGTTGATCCAGTGCCCGTGTCCTCGAGGCTGTACCTTTGCAAAAATCCAGCCTTCTGGCTTTCGTATGTGCGATATGTGTCGCCGGCGGACGTGGGTTTTAGTTCCACGCCGTCTGCTTTGGCTTTCGCCACCATAGAGTTCCATGCGTCGGCAGCGATCCAGAACAACTTGCCACCACCTGTAGCAGGGCGGAGAAGGTGCTCAGGTAGTTTCCCAGGCTCTACGCCTTTAAGGTCATTTGGTAACTTTACGGGGACGATGTAGTCCCAGGCGACTTTGCTCATTGTGGTTCTCCTTGTTGGAAGGCGAAAGGCTACTAATTATACACTAACCAAATATGTGCTATTCGCCGTCGGGCTCTTTCATGTGAAGGTACATTGCGCCTGAGAACGCGATGAGAGTGCTCCAGAACGCGATCTGTTGCGTCAAACCCGACAACGTGAAGTACAACACCGTTGAGCCCGCAAGCGTGAAGCCTAAGCCCAGAACGCCATAAGAGAACTTTGTCAAGAATTTCTTCCAATCCATAATTTTTTCCCCGTTTTCGTAACGATAGATACTCAGGTTCTTGATCCAATCTGGACCATCGCCTGCTATTTCCCCACCTTCCTGCTCATCCTCTTTCCGGACGGCAGTATCCTGTCGCGGTGCTGTAGGTCCTGTTGGGCCTGTTGGTCCACTAGAACCAGCACCCCCACCAATAATTGCTGCACTTGCAACAGCTGCGGCAACCAAGTTTACAGCAATCACGCTACGCCGAACCCCTACGTTCACAGATGAACCAATAGCGACATAGGTATCAAATACGCCCGCAAACACGTTTATTTCCTCTTCAAATGATTCTTTTACATCTGTTGTCGCGCCCGCAAGTGCCTCGGCAATTTGAGCACCTGCTTCTTCCGAGACCTCGGCAACAACGATCGCATCAAACACTTCTGTTGCTTGGTCACCGTCAATGCTTTCAAGCACCTTGGCGCTCGTTGCCAATTCTGTCGCTTGTTCACCAGAGACACCCCCATCCTGGTTGACGATCAAATCAACCACTTGTGATACCTGATCATTTGTAATTGAATCCGACTCGAGGACATCCACTATGACCCCAACCGAATCAGCATCTAATTCGTTACCCAAGACTGCGGTAAAGGTTTCAATCAAAACCTCGGTGCTTACTTCTTCGTCAAAGACTGCGCCAAGAGCAGCGCCCAAATTCTCTGCGGTCAGACCGTCTTTCAATACATCAACGATAAGGTCAATGGTTTCTGCATCGGAAAGGTCATCGTCAAACACGCTGTCAAATATTGCTTCTGTTTCTGCTTGACTGAGATTTGTTTCAAGCAAGTCGCCAAGTACGGTCATAGTGTCTGCAACGGAAATGTCCTCGTCAAATACTGCGTCCATAACTTTGTCTAGGTCGCCAGAACTAAGCGGACCATCAAAGATTGATTCCAAAGCCGACACCATATTCTCAGCAGAAGTATCTTCCGAGAACGCTGAATCCAAAACTGCTGTCAACTGTGCGCTGGTGAGGTCTGCGTCTAGCATTGTTGTTAGTGCTTCGGTGAATACATCTGCCGAAACATCTTCGGTGAACACGGCTTCTAGGACATTGTCAAACTGTGTGTCGGTAAGTTCTGCTCCGAGGAGTGTGTCAAGAACAGCGCCAACCTCGTCAGCCTCAATATCGGTAGTGAACGTATTTTCAAGAATATTGTCCAATATGGCTGTTGTGATTGGCTCGTTGTCTTCTATGTCTGTGACGGTATAATCATCCGGTGGAATTATTACTACTACCGTTTCAGTTTCTGTTGGGTCTACTTCAATTGGTAGTAAAGTTGTTTCTGTTGATTCCCACTCTTCTGGGATGGTTACTGTTGGCAGTTCGGTTTCAGGTAATGTTTCTGTTGGAAGCGTCACCGTTGTGGATTCTGTTTCAGGCTCTGGGTATTGCGGCAGTGGCACTGTTGTATCGTCAGGGGGAGTCACGACGACAGGAACGACGGTCGTACTGGTCGTAGTAGTCGTAGAAGTAGTCGTAGTTACTGGAGTTGGGTCAAGAACAGTTGCATCAATAGTTACTTCAGGACCATAGGTGCAACTACCAGTTCCAACCCCAGCACACCCAGCCGTCATCGCTTTGATGCCAAAACGAACTGGTCCGTATCCAGTCGTGACAGGATTACTGCCAGAGAACATTCCTGTGCTTAATGAGTAGTTGGTTCCTTGATTAGTCCAAACTCCCCAACCACCTGATTGTGCTCCACCGATTACGGTTAGGTCGTAGAAACTAACTGAATATCCGTAGATGACGCAATTACTTGCCGCTGATGCATCCCAGTCAAGGTCAACACTTCCGTCTGCGTTTGCAACAGCCGTCAAGTTTGTGACTGGATTCAGGTAAGCCGCAGTGATTGTGTTATTGGACTCCACATATCCAGAGCCCGAGAAATTGTTTGTGTTTTGCGCAGTAGTGCCAAAAGTGTTTCCACTGGCTGTGGAGAACGAGTTGGAACTTACTCCGTTGTACACGGAGGAGCCGTTATTCCAATTGTTTGCAAACTGAATAGCAGTGGTGTTGCCATTGAATGTGTTACCCGAAACCGTTTGGTTGCCAGCGCCTGGTGTCCAAGTGGTCGGAATCCATGAAGAGAAATACACGCCCGTACCGTTTGAAGTAAATACAGAGTTGGTTACTTGCTGACGGTTTAGACCATTCAAAGAAGCACCAGTTGAGTTGTTGGAAAATTCTGTGTTGTTTATCTTGAAAAATCTTTGCCCAGAGATGCCGTAAGTGTTATTAGAAAAAACCGAATCATAAACATATGTGCGGTTCGTGTAATCGGAATCCGTTTGACTTAAAGCCGATGGCGTTGAACCATAGTCTCCAGCGATACCAACATATAGATAGTCAAATGTTGTGTTCGTTAGGGTTGAGACAGAGCCATTGTTATTGTTGAATACGGCAGAGCCCCCACTCATTCCGGTGAAGCGAATGTTGGTGGCAGACAAAGTGCCTGAACCATTGAATATCAGACCGCCGTTGGTTGCCTGTCCTTGCTTAAGGGTCATATTTGAAATCGTCAGCGACTTGGTACTTGCAATATTGAACGGGCGATAGAGGTTGTTTCCGTCAATTATTGTCTGTGTTCTTCCGTTTCCTGTGACTGTCAGGTTTTGTGTTATTTGAGGAAGCGCACTAGTCAGAGTAATTGTGCCATTGACATTAAATGTAATTGAGTCGTAGATACCGCCAGCAGTAGCGTTTGCCTGCGTGATTGCCCAGCGCAAAGTTCCGCTTGAAGTCGTGTCATCAAGGCTCGTAACAACTAGCGATGTTGAGGCAGGAATCGTAGTAGTTGTGGTGGTAGTAGATGTAGTGGTAGTAGAAGTAGTGGTAGTAGTGGTTTGAGCAACAGTGGTTGTGGTTGTAGTAGTAGGGGGAACCGTTGGGGCAGTTTCACTATTTGACGCAACTCCGCCAAATGATGCGCAATTGTTTGAAATGCAACGGGTTGTTGAACCTGCCTCGCTGTCAATCATCAGCGCTGGAGGTAAACCTGAATCATCAAGGTTAAACGAAGCAAAACCAAGTTTATAAGTACCGCTTATAGAGACTTGATATGTTGAAGTTTGCCAACCCGTAGAGCCATAAGAATTCGTTGAGTAGTCGCCAGTGCCAGGATTGGTGAATCCAAGAAGTGCGTATTGCTTGACATAGTTGTTTACCGTTACTACTGGAGTGCCAGTAACAGTTACAGGAATGAGTGATGTGATAGAGCCATCGTTAAAAGGAACATAGTCAGTTCCGACATAGTTCCACGCCATTGTGTAGGTCATGCCTGCCGTCAGTTCTACCTCACGAGTAATCCATGCTGCGTCTGTCGGTGTACCTTGACCGTTGCCTGACGCTTGCGCCTGCGATGTAAGCATGTTTTTAATTTCTGTTACCGAGCCAGCCGAAAGGCTCAAAGCACTTGCCGCTTGGTCAAAAGTCTGTTCACCTTTGGGTTGAAGCAGAACAGCATTTGTTCCGTTATTAGGGGAGAATGTCCAACTGCCAGAAGCAACTGCTGAGGCGTAATACGGGCTAGACGGACTTCCAACAGCACCCCTAGAACCGTGAGTGAAAGTCCGAGAACCAGTAAATATGGTTACGCCACTACCGTTACCAGTGATGGTGTTGCCCAATGTCCCAGACTGGCTTCCCTTGCTCCAGCCCGTAAATGTTCCATCCTCAAACCCAGTGTTGGGGATGGTGGCTGCTTGAGCTGGTGTGACAGGGCCAACCAAAACCCAAACCCAAGCCGAGACAACAGCCAGAGCAACAAGTTTTCTGCCAAAAGATCCAAGTTTTGCAATAGAGAAAGCCATTATTCGGAACCTGATCCCCATCATGCCGAGATGTACTGGCACAATTTTACACTAGAACAGGTTCCCGAAGTGAGGGCTACCTCACAAAATTTTTACCACTTCCCTATTGGGCAAACAGCTTCCTTTAGGTGTGTCTTTACGCGCATGAAACAACCACACTCTTTGCACTGTCCAGTTGGCTTAAAGAAACGTGGACAGCTAACACACATTTCCCAACGCTTCTTTTGCATTTCCGCTTTTTCTGTATCAGCCATGTTGGTGTGCGGTTCCTTCGTTTGTTGCTTCGGCTTCCTGTACGGCACGAAGGTAACCCATCCATTGATGTTGCACAAACTGGTTGAATGTCATAAACATGTTTGTCACAGAATAGATTTTTTGTGGCGTTGGCATAAAGTTCATTTTTATGCCTTCAAGGTATTCGGCGAAAGATTTCTCTATTTCGGCGACAATATGCTCTTTGATCTTGTCAGGCAGCGTTGGATCTTTTATGAACTCGTCTATAAGATCTTGTGAGTCGTTGACTGTGATGTATTTGTCGCCAGATACGATAATCGGGCCGATAGTTGTGGAGATTATTGTTGCTGACATGAATCCTCGTCTTTACGGGTATGGGGCGTAGGAGAAGTTGTCAAAACCTTCACCTGGGCTTCCAGAGCTGAAACCTTCAACATATCCTATACCAAAGTATTTGCCCTCTTCGGCACCTGAAACCACACCTACATAAGACATGAGGGTTCCGCCACTTGAAAGCTGACCCGTCACCTGTATTGATCCGTTATTTGTTAATACTTGGATGTAGTTCATAAACACCGAAGCCGAGCCAGTTGTGACAACGTTTGTTTGCGCAACATGTGAAACCGTATTGTAGTCTTCCACTTTTTTTATGATGATTTTGTGATTGTAGTTTGTTCCAGATGTTGCAGCATAGCTTGCTGGGTATACGCATGTTGTGCCCGAAAGGCTAACCACCGATGTGTTGGTTGGACACGAATACGATGTTGATGCAGATGCGGCGTAGTTGCCAGGGAAAACACAGGTTGTCCCTGAAAGACTTCCACCTGATGGGCAGGAGTATGTGGTTCCGGTTGCGGTGCAGGCGTATTGACATTTTGTTCCAACCAAGGTTCCGCCTGATGGACAGGTTCTTTCAGTGTATACCGCCGTACCAAGACCGTACCAGTGGATTGGTACGGTCTGGCATGGGTCCAAACCTGTTACGCAGGCGTTCCCAACTTTTGTCCCCCCTGGTGCGCCAGATGTTGGTGAGCATGATCCGTTGACTGGAGTCCCAAGGTACACGGTGTACTTTTGGCAGCCACCGCAGCCGCAGCATTGCCACGGTTGGCAACTCGCCCCACAGTTGCAACCACCATAATCGGCAACATCGCAGCCAGTATAATCTGGGACAGCCGCACCGTTGCATGCATACCCTAGAAGATCACCACCAGAAGAATCATATTCGCAGGTTGTGGGAATACTGTACGGTGTTCCAGTTGCCGCATAGCTTCCTGGGAAAACACAGGTAGTTCCAGAAAGCGAACCACCCGAAGGACACGAATACGATGTGCTTCCGGTGGCGCTGTAGTTTGCTGGATAAACACATGTCGTTCCAGAAAGTGTTGCTATGCCAGAGTTTGTGTTACACGAATATCCAACCGATGTTGCCATCTGATTGGCGGCAATATAGTAGTTGTTGACATCTTGACCCCAAAAAACTAGTCCCCAACCAAAGTTTGTTGAAGCTGTTGCCGCTGCTGGGCCAGCCTGAACGACAGCATTAGGTGTATTTGTTTTTATTACCGCAACAGGGTTGTAAACATAGTTCGTCACCGTCTGATAACACAAACCACTTATGAGGGTTGTGCCACCAGAACATATCTGCACACCACCAGGACCTGTTGTTGGAGCCGAAACGGGAACTAGATACGAGTAGGACGGATCCATCCATGCCGTATTGGATCGGATTTCCCAATCACCACGCCATTCAATCCACTTCTGATCAGCACCAAGCGTTGTTGAGTTCGCACGGTTGAAACTATCTGAAAATGCTGGCAGTATTTCGCCAGAATCCGCATCATTGATACCGAGGATCATGTTAGGCGGTGATGTTTCCGACCAAAACCCACGTGTCCACAGCGCGCTTTATTAGCGATGCGATAGCCCACTGACCGTTAAGTTTGTACTGACCCTCGTTGGCATTCAAAGTGACACCAACAGCCCCAACGACCGTTACTGTTCCTGTGCTTGTTTGCATAATGTCTATACGGTCACCAATAGAAAATGCTGCTGTCGCATTGGTTGGGATTGTTAGTGTGATCGGCGATGATTCGTGGAGTTCTAGAAGTTTTGCTAGATCGGAAAGTATCAGCGTGTAACTTGCCGATGGGACAACTTTTCTAACCGAGTTGTATCCAGCTCGAGCAGGACCAGGGGCAAGTTTCACAGGTGTAACTTCTTCGTCACTGATTTGGGCGCCTACTTCTTCCCAGGCGGTAGTTGTGCCGTTGTAGAAGTACAGCTTCTTTTCATCGGCGAGATAGGAGAACATTCCATCAGCAAGTGCTGGCTGACCAACCCCGCCGTATGCGGATGACCGTGCGCCAGCATTGGCGAAATAGGCGATTGTCTGCTCCATCAAAAAAGTGTTGACCTGCTGGGCGGTGAGCACGCTCCCTGCGGTAAATAGTCTGATTCCTGCGCCGGACATTGGGCACCCCGTTCTTGTGACGTGTTTGTGCCAATTTTACCATCTAATGCCTAAACGGAATAAGAGGGCTACTCTGCCAAGATGGTTCGCATATACTGTGCCATTAGTCCTGGAAATTTGATTCTTCCCAAATGTGTCAGAGGGATTGTTGGATCAGTCCATATTTCTCCACCAATATCTTGCCAATATCGGCAGAATCCGTAATCCTCTGACAGGAACCTTCCATCCGAAACGAACGAGTTGAACAGAGCATAAGTGTTGGCCATCTCGGCTGTGTTCAGGACACCAGTGTCGTCGGTATATTTGAGGTGCGGATACGCGGTAAACAGTTTCTCTATTGCTTCCCGTTTGATAAGCATGAATCCGGTTCCTGCGTCCACGACCGAAAGTGCACCTTTGTCCACCTTGATTTCTTTTTGGCCGCTGGTAACAGGGTTCACAACAAATCGCACAGATTGCTGGAGTAGTTCATTGGGTTGAACATCCTGTTTGGCGAGATCAGCGACCTTTGTCCAATCAATCTCTTTTATCGGGTATGAACCAGTAATGATGTCTTTGTCATGCCATAGCAATTTCACGATCGCATCACGTTTAAATCCAATATCCGCATCTATGAACATGAGGTGTGTGTAATCACCCAAAGCCATAAACTTGGAGACAAGCGTATTTCGGGCGCGACTTATCAGCGAATCAGTCAGGGTGCTTACAGAGAACTTGATTCCCGCCTGCGCATAGAACACGGCGGTATCTAATAGCGACATCATCGTCGTTTCGCTGACCTGCTGGTCGTAGCACGGTATGGCAATGAGGATTTTCCACGACCCGATTTGTTCTTTGGAAATTTTTACTTTTTCGGTTGTTTCAAACATGCGCTTAGTTTAGGAAATGTTTCGCTAATGCGAGTGTCGCGAGTATGCTCCAGCCGATATTGAACCAAATTATTGTTGGTAGTGTCTTTATTGTTGAGGTAATAATTAGAGACATACTAGAAATAAGGGCGAATATGTATAGCCACCAAATCTGCTTGCCCCAAATAAGGCCAGGGAAAATAATCATTAGCTTCACGCTGAACGACGCAAACTCAATCGTATTCACCTTCGTCCAATAGACACGATTAGTCATCGGTTTGGTAACCCTTACAATATCTCCAAGATTCACCATGAGTCCTTTCCGTTATAAATGTAATGCTAATCTACAGCACGGAGGGAACAAGAATGTCCGAAGAGATAAACAAGATTGTTGTTGTCGGCGGTGGATCGGCGGGCTGGATGACTGCAGCATACCTGATCAAGGCGTTTCCAGAAAAAGAAATTGTAACCATTGAAAGCCCTGATGTATCTATCATCGGAGTTGGCGAAAGCACGCTAGGCGGAATCAACGACTTCACGCGGTTTCTCGGGATAGACGAAAAAGACTTCCTTGCTTACACCGACGGCTCGTACAAAATGAGCATCAAATTTACCGATTTCTATATGAAGGATGCCGGCGCTTTCCACTATCCGTTCGGACACCCACACATCAAAGACATCCCAGGTGGGCTTGCGGCATGGTTCCACAAGAAAGCTTTATATCCTGAAACACCAATAACGGACTTCGTAAACTGCTACTTCCCGTCCGCGGCACTTTATGAACAAAACAAATTCTCACTAAACCGATACGGAATATTTGACTCGTACGACCCTGACTACGATGTTGCGTACCACTTTGACGCAACAAAATTTGGTGCTTGGTTACGTGACAGATACAGCATTCCCCGCGGAGTGAAACTAATACGCGGAACAGTGCGCGATGTAATACCTGGGGAGAACGGTGTAGGGGCATTAGTCCTAAATGACGGTGAACGGATCACGGCTGATCTGTTTATAGACTGCACAGGCTTCCGATCAATCCTTTTGTCCGAATTCCTCAAAGAGCCGTTCGTTTCATACAAGCACATACTGCCAAATAACCGTGCGTGGGCAACTCGCATCCCATACATAAACAAGACCCGTGAACTCGAGCCTTACACAAACTCAATAGCGATCGGACACGGGTGGGTTTGGAACATTCCGTCATGGAACCGACTTGGCACAGGGTATGTCTACAGCGATGAATACATTGAGCCAGAAGACGCCAAAGAAGAATTCAAGCAATACCTGATGTCCGACAAGATCCTCTACCCACGCACCCGTGAACAAGTAGAAAACTTGGAATACAAAGACATCCCAATTCGTGTAGGGATTCATGAACGAACATGGGTGAAGAACGTTGTTGCAATCGGTCTGTCCGCAGGTTTCATAGAACCGCTTGAGAGCAACGGCCTGTATACAGTCCATGAGTTCTTGCGCATATTGGGAAAAACATTACTGCGACCAAAAGTAAACAAACTTGACAAAGATCTTTACTGCTCACAGACAAGACACATGTACGACGGTTTTGCCCACTTCGTGTCACAACATTATTCGTTGAGCCTTCGCGACGACACCAACTACTGGAAAGCGAACTCCGAGCGAACGTACGACGAGAACATGATCAACCTCATACCAACGCAATCTGGCGAGTATTACGACATGAGGATCCGTAAATACAGGACGAACGAATCCGACAACATCGCTGGGATCACCTACATCTCGGTAGGAATGAACTACTTCTATATGGATCGGATCACATCCGAGCTAAGACAGCTCAGTGACCGGTACGACCACAAAATCGCATTCCAAGATGTATTCAACGAATTAGAAAACAGAAAGAAACGATGGTGGAAAGCGGCCGAAGACAAGCCAACCCTCCACAAGTACCTCTCAAATAACATATATGAAGGAGAAATGTAATGCTTTACGCCGGCAAGCTAGATCCAGCAGAAATTGTTGCAGGTTGTGTCGCCATATATGAAGACGCTTTCCCTAGCTGGCAACAGGCAATAGCAGTAGCCGAGGAACAGGCGCAGGATCCAGAGTCATCTTGTTCATGGTCGCGTGCCGAAACGATTGGCTCAGGCATTTATCAGGATCGCCGAACGAACATGATTATGGGAATAACCGATGCTGCTGAGCAGGGCAATGCGGTTATGCGACAAATACATAACCAAACCTACCTATCTATCGTTGCGGCCACGAACGACTACGGGAAACGATTCAAAATATCTGAAACTTTCCACCACGAACCGTACGGAATGCTCAAATATCGTGGCGGACAAATGTATGGATCACATCACGATGCTGGGATCAATGTCCCAAGATCAGTCTCTGCGGTTGTCTACCTGAACGAGGATTACGAAGGTGGCGAAATAGAGTTCGTAAACTTCGGCATCAAAATCAAGCCCCTACCAGGAATGCTTATTCTGTTCCCATCAAACTTTGCCTACGAACATGTCGCACACCCCGTGACGAAGGGAACCAAATATGCGATTGTGACTTGGTTGCGCGAGGCAAACTAATGAACAGCTTCCAAGAGTACGGTTATCTAACAGTTCCAGAATTGCTCAACGATGAAACAGTTGCGCTTTTCACCCAATACGCCCTGTTCATGGAGAGCAAAGAATTCACTCCCGAAACAGGTCAGTCCGCGCAAGTGCCTGGGGCGCATAGTAGTTATGGTGACCCGTTCGCAGAAGCGTTGTTGCTTTACGCCCATGAAAGCATGGAACAGCTCACAGGATTACGACTACACCCCACATACTCTTATTACCGTGTTTACCGAAACGGAAGCACACTAAAACCACATCGGGATCGCGAATCCTGCGAAATATCAGCGACCCTATGTTTTGCGTACGAATACAACAAATCGGGATATGAATGGCCGATAATTGTTGATGGCGTTGAAGTCGTTATGGAACCCGGTGATGCTGTGATCTACAAAGGTTGCGACATAGAGCACTCACGGAACACGCTTGAGGCTGGCGAAAATGCTTTCCATGTACAAGCGTTTCTGCACTATGTTGATGCAGACGGACCATACGCAGAGAACAAGTATGATCGGCGCAAACACTTAGCCACACCACCTGCTATTGCTGAAATGCCACCTAAAAGGAAATACATTTTCAGAACGAACGACTAAGGCGTCCAAATAATTGGATCAACCTTAAGCTCTTTGCCTGGATACCACATTCCTAATTCGTCAAGTCTTTTCTGTACAACAGGCAATATGGGCTTTCCATCACGTCTTTCCTGATAGAACGTTTCTATGTTGTGGTTGTAGCGAATCATATAAAATTCTGCGTACGGACACCAAGCAGCATACACGCCATGTCCACCGCCTTGTTCTACGATTACTTCCCAAATATCAACATCTTCTATGACCATTTCGCGGTCATATGTCCAAGGCGGGCTCGGTGGAAGAGTTAGAAACGGTTTATCGTAAACATTGGCATCATAAACCATGCCAAAGTCTTGGAAAATGTTTTGGTTAGTTTTGAATAAAGGCATTACCTAGCACGATAGCGCACGATAACTATTCCAGGCCCACCCTTGCCAGAGACTTGCTGTGGTGTGTTGTGATGGGTTGAACCACCACCACCACCACCCGTGTTTAGTTGTCCGGATTGTCCTGACTGATGCAGTGTGTCGCTTGCGAGCGGCGCGTTGTTATGGTTGTGATAAGAAGTTCCTTCACCACCTCCACCCAGTCCACCCGCTGAACGGTTGATCGCATGACCAGGATGTCCACCACCACCGCCTCCTCCAGCGTAATGGGTTGGATACCCCGAAATATCGTTCGCTAAACCATTACCACCTTTTTGGGTTGTTGGAAACGCTGCATACGGTGATGCTGGTGGGTAAAGATCTGTTCTGTTGCCAGTGCCGTTTGGAACATAGTTGTTTCTAGTCGCATGGTTTGCATTGTCATAGTCAAACCCTGCTTGCCCTGCTCCGCCCCCACCACCACCAGCGTGTCCATGTGGTGCGTGATGACCTTTTCCGCCAGGGTGACCCTGACCAGGTGTTCCAGATCCTGCAGGAATCTGAAATCCGTTTCCGTTATTGTACCCACCATGAGCTGGTCCGCCACCGCCAGAACCGCCTGTGGAAGTTGGTGTACTTGGGGCGGTAGAAGAATAAGAAATTCCTTTTCCCCCACCAATCGCTGTTAGCGAACCAAAAAAAGAATCACTGCCCTTGCTTTGAGTGTTGTCATTGTGTGCAAACTCGTTATTCCCGCCGCCACCTACTTGTACAGATGTTGTTCCAGCGGCAACCGTCAAGTTCGGATAGTAAAGATAGCCACCGGCTCCTCCTCCACCACCCATACCTGCACCTCCGCCACCACCGGCAACTATCAAAACATCCATTGCCCCACCTTGTGTGACAACAAAGTTTGTTACATAGTTGTAGCCCTGCCCACCATTTTCGCGGCTCTTGTAAATACTGTAAGTATTAGCTTGGTCAACTTTGAACATATGTATGCGATACGGTCCAACATGTGATGTTTCACCACCCTCAGCAAAAGGGGTGGCGCCACCCATAGCATCTACGGGATCACTTGCGTATATACGTTGTTGATATCTCATCGTGACCTGTACCTTACTATGACGACCCCTGGACCGCCACGACCTGAGTCGGTGTTCTGATGTGAGGAGTGTGTTCCACCACCACCGCCACCGCCAGTGTTTCTTTGCCCAGGTTGTCCTGCAAAATATAATGTATCTTCTGTGTCGCCACGACCGTTAGCTGTGGCGTGACCTGTTCCTTCACCACCACCACCTAAACCACCAGCAGTACGATTATTGCTGTGACCAGGGTGCGATCCACCGCCACCGCCACCCGCATAATGTGTCAAATATCCTGAAATGTCGTTCGTTAAACCGTTTCCACCTTTTTGGTTCAAAGGAAAACTTGGATACAACGATGCTGGTGGATACAGATTTATTCCATGACCAGGACCATTAGGTGTGTACGCGTTCAAAGGTATGGCAGGGTTGTCAGGCCAGCCTGCTTGTGCTGCACCGCCACCTCCACCACCACCATGCCGGCTTGAGCCAGGATGGAAACCTGTTCCACCAGGGTGGCCTTGACCAGGTGTTCCAGCTGCTGCTGGTGTAGCACCCACGATCCCTGGTGTGTGACCGTTTCCGCCACCACCAGAGCCACCAATATTCTTTGCTGCTGTAGAAGGGTTTCCCCCGTATGAAACTCCTGCACCACCACCGTTTGCTACTAAATCTGCAAAGAAAGAGTTCCCGCCGCGTGACTGCTGGTTTTCGTTGTGCCCAAATTCGGATCCACCACCACCACCAACTTGAACAACTTTTGTTCCTGGCGTGACTGTGTAATTCGGGTAATACAAATACCCTCCTGCACCGCCGCCACCGCCCATGCAGGCTCCACCGCCGCCACCACCAACAATCAGAATGTCCATCAAACCGCCCTCATGGACAACAAAAGAAGACAAAAAGTTGTATACGGTGGCATCGCCATTTCTTGACTGCCACATGCTTGCCGTGTTCGCATCATCTTGTGTGAATGTGTGAATGCGATATTGTCCGTTAGTTGTGACTTGTCCGCCTTCGGCTATCGGTTTCGTGTTTGGTGATGCAGAGTCAACTGTTGCACCTGGTGTCATTCGTTGCATGTATCTCATACGGATGTTCCGTTCGTAAACTTGCGTACTGCTGCTGGAACGGGCCGTTGGTCGTTTTTGATTCTGATCACAACAATTCCTGGACCGCCACGACCTTGTGCTTCAGGGTTGTTTCCACCGCCACCCCCGGCGCCCGTGTTTGCTCGAGCACCAGTCGGTAAAGCCCTGTTCGTATGATCTGGAGAATGGTTTCCGCCTGTTGGTCCGCCACCGCGCGAACCGCCACCAGCATGCACCCAACCTGCCCAGTGCATACCTGCACCACCACCACCGGCGTAATGCAAGTTGGTTCCAGTGATGTCGCTTGCTAAACCATCTCCGCCTGGTCCACCAGAATGCTGACGGTTACCTGGCCAGCCAGGGTTGGTGTTTCCACCAGCAGATCCTGCACCTCCACCTCCACCACCTTTGTGATGGTTTGGGTGATGTCCGTGTCCACCTGGGTGACCTTGCCCCATAACACCTGATCCACCTGGTGGGTTGCCATTTGCTGCTCCACCACCACCAGACCCGCCACGTCCACCGTTGTGTCCTGGTCCGTACTGACCTGGGAGAGGGTTTGCAGGGTTCAAACTTAACGGCGTGTGATTACCTAAATAAAGATTGTTTCCAACTGTGGCACCGTCAACTAGATACGAGCCAAGAACCGAACCATTCTGCTGGAAGTCAGCAGGTACACCACTATATGATCCACCAGTACCGCCACCTATTGCTTCTATAACTGTAGTGCCGTCAATAACAAGCTTTGATGGTGACCCTGCACCACCGATTGGGCCGTGGCTGTTGTTCAGCGGACCATGCCCGCCAGCACCAACCTGAATAAAGTTATCTGGAGCAACAGGATTGCTCTCTGTTCCACCTTGTATCAAAACATTTTGACGATAAATATAACCACCGGCGCCACCACCGCCGCCTAAACCAACTCCACCACCACCACCCGCAACGAACAGAATATCCGCATTGCCACGACCACGAATTGTTACAGGAGACTTGCCAGTTGTTGTAAAAGTATAAACCGTGTATCCGTTAGCGTTAACAGCAGATTGCGCACCAGTGATAGTAAGGGGTGTTGTGGTGCTGTTTGTCCAACTAGAAACATACGTGGAAGGATCAATAAATCTCATACACTGCTTCCAGTCGGCGAGAACTTCCTCAAACCTGCTGGAAGAGGAAGCTGATTGTTGTTTACGCGAATAACTACAATACCTGGACCGCCTGCACCCTGTGCTTGTGGATTGTTTCCTGCGCCTGCACCTGCACCTGTGTTTGGTAGACAGCCAGTTGCTGGAGCCAAGTTGCCATGATCCGGCGAGTGCGCCCCACCAGTCGTTCCACCACCGCGACTACCAGCACCATTGTGAACTGCTGGGTGATGGTTTGCGCCACCACCGCCACCAGCGTAATGTATTTGTGTTCCAGTTATGTCGGACATTAAACCATCTCCACCAGATCCAGCAGTGTGTTGCATATGTGATGGCCAGCCTGGGTTGGTGTTTCCGCCAGCCTCACCCGCACCTCCACCGCCACCACCCTTGTAGTGGTTTGGGTGATGACCATATCCTCCTGGGTGTCCTTGACCCAAAACCGCCGAACCACCAGGAGTATTCGTAGGGTTTCCAGAACCGCCACCGCCAGAACCTCCACGACCACCAGCATGTCCTGGTCCGTACTGTGACGGGAAAGGGCTAGCAGGGCTAAGACTTAACGGTGTGTGCAAACCTGTGTATAGACCGTTTGCTTGTATGCGATCCGCAGGATATCCATTCCAGTTGCCACCGCCGCCACCACCAATAGCTTCAACAACGGTTACACCGTCAATGACAAGTTTAGAAGGTGTACCAGACTCGCCGAACGGACCGTGGGAGTTATTTGTTGGGCCGATACCACCAGCGCCAACAGTTACATAGTTTTGTGGCGCGGCAGGGTTGGTGTCTGTTCCGCCTTGCAGCAAAACATTCTGTCGGAAAATATATCCGCCGGCGCCACCACCACCGCCTAAACCAGCAGCACCTCCACCACCCGCAACAAAAAGAATATCTGCAGCGCCACGACCACGAATAGTTACAGGAGTATTACCTGTAGCTGTAAATGTGTAGATTGTGTAACCACCAGAAACGGTAGTTGTTGCTGCGCCAGAAACAGTAAGAGCTGTGCTAGTTGGCTGTGTCCATGACTGCGCGTATGTAGACGGGTCAATAAACCTCATGGGTTACGACCTACGGTTCTATGCGGTTTACATACCCGTGAATGTTGATAACCGAAGCGACGTTTGCAAAAGCCTTCACAGAAGGCGTGTTTGGCGAAGTGTTGCTTTGCAACATCAGACCTGGGATCAACAACACCAAACCAGATTCACCTGCAACAGAAATTTCAATAGTGTCGTCAGGATCCGAAACTCCACCCCAAAGGAGTGTGAGTTTCGCTGTAGAGGCCGACGAGTTCACAGCATAAAGCCAAACCTCATCCGTGACACTTGTATTGGACGATGGTGCGGTATGTATAGTCGTTGCTGCACCAAGCGATGCCGCAGATACTTTGACAGACTTGCCGTCTACCGAACCACCCAATTTGAGTTTGCTGAATGTTGCCATGTTGTCTCCTATTTTAGCCGAAGATTCGCGAACCTAATACAACCTGATCGCTGTCACCAGAAATAGCTTTAGTCCATCCCGAAGCTTTTTTCTCATAGTAGCGACCTTCATCATAAACGTAAGCCGATGAGCCAGTTGGATATGAAGAATATGGGGCACCAGCAAGGGCTGACGCATATTGTACACGGTTGATTGATGGTGTTGTGATCGCACCCATACGAACCGCTAGATCGGATGCTTCGCCAAAGTTCACTGTTGAAGTTGGCTTGGATACAACATTCTCAAAGAATCTGATGTGATCGGTGTCGGCGTCACGTACCATACCGAAATACTTGCGGCGACGCGTAACAGTAGCGGTTCCAGAACCTGCGCCCTCTGCAACAGTTGCACCGCTATTAGCGTAGGTGAACTGTGTTACCGAGTTGATGCCAGTTATTTTTGCGCCAACAACATTGAATCCTGCTGTTGCAACACTGGCAATGGTGACCGTATCGCCTTCCAAGAACCCGTGCGCAGTAAGCGTTGTTATTACAGCAACATTCGCTGTTCGTGCACGCTGTGAAATCGTGATCGGACCAACATCAGCAATGTCGTCCGAATATTCGCCAACATAACCAAGGTCAAACGCGTCTGCAGGGTTATCTGAGCCCGAGAAAATCATTGGATCAGAAACTGTAAGGTTGTCTGACTGGAACGCACCGCCACCAATCGTGATGGTTCCTTGAATGTTCGTATTACCAAGAACATTCAAGTTTCCTGAAATGCCGACACCACCAACAACACGGAAAGCTCCAGTTGTAGGGCTTGTAGAAGGTGTATCAATTTCTACGTGGACGAAATCGTTAGGAACGATAATCATCTGCTCGCTACCAGAGTCCAAGCCACCTGCAGCGAAAACAATTCTGTTTTCTGTACCAGTAGCACCGGTTGCTAGAACAAGGTTACCTGCACCAGTTGTTCCTTCTGGGGCGACCATGAAAATGTAACCGTCATGCGGACCAGTGATACCGTAAATGCTGTCATCAAAGTTGCCGTTGGTGATGCCCATGTCAATCCAACCATTGGTATCAGTGCCATCGTCAGTCATCGCAATGAAGTCTGTTGATGCTGCGGTACCGATAGCTGCTTCGTTCTTTATAGAGAACTGTGCGAACGAGCCTTGCCCACCAGTGGTGTAATCAACATCGGTATTGATCATTGACAGATAAATCGGGTTGGTTAGATCCCCACTGAATGTTGCGGCATTCGCACCAGCAATAACTGGAACTTCGTTTACGACGAGTGTATCTGTTTCCACAGATTCAACAACCAAAGTGTTATCCCAAGACGCATCAAGACCATCACTGGTTAATACCTTGTTTGCCTGTCCGGCTTGTGCTGGGAGATAGTCGGCACCAGCAACAAACGCACCCCAGCGTCCTGCGGTTTCCCCAGCAAAATTTGTTGCGTTAGAAGTGAAATCTTGGGTAGCGATCCAAGCGTTAACACCATCGGTTATAACGTCATCTTTGAGATAAGCGGTTGTTGCTGCCCACAGTCCGCGATAACGCAAACCGCCATTGAACACAGTCCATTTACTCGTACCAAGATCTGTTGCAAAAGCAGCGGCAGCAGTGTGTGCTGTTTCTGTTACATAGGTGGTTCCACCACGAACAATAATGTCGCCAGGGAAATAGTTTGTTCCCGTAACCCATGCGCCACGATAGTCCTGACCATCAGCCATCAAAGCCCAATAGGCTCCAACACCAGGTGTGTTGCCTGCAGCCTTTACAACATTGATGTACACATACGACTTGCCACCATAAGTGACAACATCATTGAGCTCGTATTGCGTGGACGAATTATACAATCCGCGATGGAAAAACCGCAATCTTCCTAGGTCGTATGTAAACGACATTTGTTATACCTCCATCGTGATATGGGAAACGGTACTTGCGTCCCAATCAAAAGTTATTTGCTGCAATGATGTGAACCAGTTGTAATAGCCTTCGCCATACATGTCTATTATCGCATGTTTTGGTACAGACCCAAGTTCTGCTGATGTCAACATCCCATTGTACACGCCATCCACATTCCCAGGACGGAAGGATGGAATCGCAACTTTGTCAGAATCATCAATCTCGTCTAGCTCAAGGCGGCCTGTTGTTGGGTCGTAGCGCCAACCATAGAACCATTGGAATCCGCCGTCAATCAATTCAACGCTAGTTGGCTCCCAGTTGAATGTTGCGGTCGCAGAACTCGCAGGGGAAGTCAGACGCCACGAAGTGCCGTCATAGATCCATGTGCGTCCAGACGCATCAAAAAGATCGCCTGTGCTTGGAGAACCGGGAAAAGAAATAGCCATAGCCATCAAAATTATACATTGTTACCTATTTGCTAAAAGGACGTACCTCTAGAAACTGCCTCAAAGCAGAAATTGACTACACGCCTAGTTGGGTGAACTAGCGGCAAGGAAGCGCTGTGGGCTATATGACCGTTGAATATGACACCACGATTGCGTTTAGGTTCCACGCGTTTGATGATTTTTCCGTCAGGATTATTTACTACTCCTTCTACACATTTGTAGTCATAAAAGCAGGTGTCCCCGTCAGAGTCTTCCAGATAGAACAACCCACTGAAATAATCAATCCCCTTCGGATGGTCAACATGTGGATATCCGGCAACCTGTTTGGGTGCCAGCACGGAAAGGTTCACTCGAGCGCGTAGAAGGTTTTTGAATTGCAGGTCTGTGCGATCCAACATAATGTAAAGAATTGGTGACATAACATTCAGATAGTTGGAAGGCTCAGCAGACTGTGTTGCCGGCTCGTAAAGCGAATGAATAAACCCGAACGAATCGGCCCGCTCATCATCCAAATAGGTGTGCGTATTCGGCAAAAAATACCAAGGGAAACTTGTTGATTTCACAGCCTCTAAAATCATTGCCAAATGCCC